CATTTATTCATAATAAAACCTCTTACAAATGGCACAGTCGAAACGACCTGTGTCCATCTGTTCTCTTGGTAAGAACAAAATCCTACCGTATAAAGTCGCGTTGAAGGAGTCTGGCGATGAAACTGTATGTTTCCATTGCCGACGTGCCCAACTCGCGCTGTCGTGCTTGAAGAAGGTCTTCGAAGCGTTCGGATTTGTGTGTAAGGAAAATTCGGAATCTGCAGTATTAAGGCAGTTACCGAAGTATCACACTATGTCCGAGAAAGACGAACTGATTGATTATCTGAAATACAAGATAAGTGCAGTCTTCGCCTGGAGCCGAGACCAGCCAATGCCAGTCCCTTCGGAAAAAATGAAGGCCGTGTGTGAGCGGGAAAAAGATAAAATTGCACACGTATTGATTGGTGGTGGTTACTATTCGTTTTGTGAAATGATGAAAAAATTCGAATACCCGCGCAATCCGAAACGCGCCTATGGGTTCTTTTATTCACTCTTAATGTGTAAAAAGGGCTTACCGCGCGTATCGGATAATGCTCTGCGAAAGGCAGAATGGGCCGCATTAGTTACTATGACAACTCCGATGGAAAGAAAGTTTTCGGATATGGAAGTGATTAACCGGGTAGGAAAGCGACTACAAGAAACTATTAAACGTATGTTTCGACCAAAGGACTGGACCGCTGTTGAAATGCGGTGGCCATCCCAAAGTGCTCACATGTTTGCTAAACGCGCATGTGGTGGAGCACTCGGTGAACTTCGTGATGGAGGCTATCTTCCGCCTCGACACGTATTTTTCTCTACTGAACAACTTCGGTATGAACGGAATATGTGTATGATGGAATTAAGACTTAAAGAGTCGGAAGAATGCAGAGTGAATAATGATGCAAAACGTTACGATGTACCCGAAGCGATGGCTGATGAGCTCGTGATAGCGCAATGGCATTTAGCCAATGCAGCCTGGAATGAATATCCAGTTTGCTGCCCCGTTGCGTTGCCAGAACCGTGCAAAATTCGCACGATCACGAAAGGACCATCCCGCCTTTATGCCGCAGTTAAGCCTATACAGGAAATGATGATTGCTACTCTAAAAAAGGATAAGCGATTCTGTGTGGGTGGACCGATCAGCGGAAAATTGATTGGTGAAGTCCTGGGTGATTTGCTCCCCGGATGTAAATACTTAAGCGGTGACTATAAAGCTGCTACGGATAATATTGCAATTGAGCTTTCGAATCTTGCAATTGAAACCATTGCCGATTGTACTGAAATGCCGGACCTCTATCGTGATCTTTTACGAAGAAGTCTTACAGAGCATTGGTACACCTGTGCGACGGATGAATACGGTGACAAGTGTCAGATTCTTCCAAAGCCAGTCGCGCAAGCGCGCGGGCAATTAATGGGTTCGCCGACGTCCTTTCCGATTTTGTGCTTGATTAATTTCGCACTAATCTGGGCCGCCTGCTATCCGGTCGCAACTTTCGACCAAGTGTGTGTGATGGTTAACGGTGATGATTGTTTGTTTCAGTGTACTGATGAAGAAAGACTGGAATGGGAGCGATGTGCGAATGCCGTGGGACTAACACCTTCCGTTGGAAAGACTTACTACTCGGAAGATTTTGTAGTGATGAATTCTGAACTTTACCTAACGAAAAGTTGGGAGTATATCCCGTACCTGAATATGGGTTTACTGAGTGGAATGCGGAAGTCAGGTGAAATGAACACAATCGCAACTGGCGATGAAGATACAATTGGTGCGAGAGCAGCAGCTTTGGTGCGTGGATATGATGGACCGATGCGTAAGTGGATTTTGAAAGAATTCATTGAACTATGCGTGAAGGATATTTCATTTGAAGAGAATGGAAAGCGCATTAAAGTTTGCATCCCTTGGAATGTGAGTGAACGTTGGAGTGGTCTTGGGCTTCCGGATGAGGATCTTACTTTTATTGCCGGTTTGGAAGAACGGCAGTATAAGTTCGATCGCCGAACGGAAAGAGCACTAATACACTTAATCAACAGAGATAAAGAATATCGCTCACAGGTGGAACGACGATGGAATTCACTGAATAAAGGAAAAGAAATTGGACAATATAAAGAAATAACAAAACCAAAATATCCTCGTATGAAAGTCAGAGAT